CGGCAGAATCCCGCCGAGGAAAACAGCTTTCGTCAGCTCCGTCTGAACCAGTGGGTGAAGCAGTCCGTGCGGTGGATGCCGATGGACAAGTGGGATGCGTGCGCTCTGCCTGTGGATGCAGCGGCATTGGAAGGGCGTGTCTGCTACGGCGGTCTTGACCTTTCCTCTACGATGGATATTACGGCGTTTGTGCTCGTGTTTCCTCCGACCGAGGAGGATGAGACGTTTGCCGTCCTTCCGTATTTCTGGATTCCCGAGGAGAATATTGACCTGCGTGTGCGCCGCGATCATGTACCGTATGACGTGTGGGAGAAGCAGGGCTTTCTCATGACCACCGAGGGGAATGTTGTGCATTACGGATTCATCGAGGCGTTCATCGAGAAACTGGGCGAGAAGTACAACATCCGTGAGATTGCCTTTGACCGCTGGGGCGCGGTGCAGATGGTGCAGAACCTCGAAGGAATGGGATTCACCGTTGTTCCGTTCGGGCAGGGATTCAAGGATATGAGCCCGCCGACCAAAGAGTTGATGAAGCTGACGCTGGAAAAGAAAATAGCGTACGGCGGGCATCCCGTCATGCGCTGGATGGCAGACAACATCTTCATTCGCACCGATCCCGCAGGGAACATCAAGGCGGACAAGGAGAAATCCACAGAGAAGATCGACGGCGTGATTGCGCTCATTATGGCACTGGATCGTGCGATTCGGTGTGGGAATGATACGTCGGAATCGGTGTACGAGAGTCGCGGCGTATGGGCATTTTAGGGCGATTGTATACGCATATATGGCCTTGCTATTTCTGTGATAGTACGGGAATATACACATACCGAAAGGGAAAACCGAAGAACCAAGAAACGGAGGAAAAGAAAATGAACAAGCAGGAAATCACCAAGATCATCGAGAGCAAGGCTGCCGAGTACGGACTCAAGCTGCAGGAAAACACGATGGGCTGGGCAAACGAGATCAACCACGACAGCTACATCCGCATCGAGGTTCGCAAAGAGAGGGATTATGACAAGACGGATTGGGAAGCCCGCAAGGTTTTCTGGGACATCAAAGCCAACGCCGGCATTTGCCAGATGGGCGGAGATCCAACGCCGGAGGAACTTTTGAAAGCCGCCGACGAGATTGCGCGGGGCGCGAAATTCACAGCCGACATCAACAGCATGGAGCTTTCCTGCATCGAAATCTTCTAAGCTGAAACTACGGAGCACCGCTCGAAAGGGCGGTGCTCTTGCTCTCATCATCTTCTGTGGTAAGGCTTTTTCATACCGTTTTGGAAATGGAGGTTTCCATGAACTTCTTCACAAAACTCTTTCGTTCGCGGGACAAGCCCATGAATCACCTCGGCGGCTTGTCCTTTTTGTTTGGTCAGACGGTAGCGGGCAAGGCGGTCAACGAACGTACTGCAATGCAGACAACGGCAGTCTATGCCTGTGTCCGTATTCTTGCCGAATCCATCGCAGGATTGCCGCTCCACGTCTACGCCTACAAAGCTCAGGGAAAAGAGCGCGTGCCGGAGCATCCGCTGTACTTTCTGCTCCACGATGCGCCGAACCCAGAGATGACGAGTTTCGTATTCCGCGAGACTCTCATGGCACATCTCCTTCTGTGGGGAAATGCTTATGCCCAGATACTTCGAGATGGCAGGGGGCGTGTTCTCGGACTCTATCCGCTGCTCCCGGATAAGATGGAGGTGAGCCGTGACAGCCGCACAGGCGAACTCTACTATACTTACACGCGAAGCACGGAGGAGAATCCGAATTTTGCGGACAAGGGGCAGATTCGTCTGCGCCCTGAGGATGTGCTTCACATTCCGGGACTCGGCTTCGATGGTCTGGTTGGCTACAGTCCAATCGCTATGGCAAAGAACGCCATCGGGATCGCGCTTGCAACGGAGGAATACGGTGCGGCATTCTTCAAGAACGGAGCGCGTCCGGGTGGCGTACTCGAACATCCGGGTGTCCTCAAAGACCCGTCGAAGCTCCGTGAGAGTTGGCACGCCGTTTACGGCGGCACGATGAACACGGGCAGGATTGCTGTTCTTGAGGAAGGTGTAAAGTATCAGCAGATTGCCATTCCACCCGAGGAGGCGCAGTTCCTAGAGACGAGGAAGTTCCAGATCGACGAGATCGCACGGCTCTATCGTGTGCCGCCGCATATGGTAGGAGACTTGGAGAAATCCTCATTTTCCAATATCGAGCAGCAGTCGCTTGAGTTCGTCAAATACACTTTGAATCCGTGGGTGGTTCGTTGGGAGCAGTCGCTTCAAAAGGCTCTGCTGACGGACAAGGAGCGGAAGGACTACTTCATCCGCTTCAATGTGGACGGGCTTCTGCGCGGAGATTACAAGAGCCGTATGGAGGGCTATGCCATCGGGCGGCAGAACGGATGGCTCTCGGCGAACGACATCCGCAGTCTTGAGGACATGAATCCCATCGAAGCAGACGAGGGCGGCGATCTATATCTTATCAACGGGAATATGACAAAACTGAGGGACGCAGGTTTATTCGCCAACAAGAAAGGAGAGGGCGATGAAACGTAAATTTTGGAACTGGGTACGGAACGAGGGAGAGAAGTGTGTCTTGCTCCTCGACGGTGAAATCTCGGACGAAACGTGGTGGGGCGATGAAATTACACCTCAGATGTTCCGCTCTGAGCTGAACGCCACCGAGGGAGATATTGACCTCTGGATCAACTCACCGGGCGGCGACTGTTATGCAGCGGCACAGATCTACAATATGCTGATGGAATATCCCGGCGAGGTCACGGTCAAGATTGACGGGATTGCCGCTTCCGCCGCATCCGTCGTTGCGATGGCAGGATCGACCGTCGAGATTTCTCCTCTAGGTTTGTTGATGCTGCATAATCCGATGACCGTTTCCATCGGGGATACACATGAGATGGAGCGGACGATCACATTCCTTGCCGAGATCAAGGAGAGCATCATCAACGCCTACGAACTCAAGACGGGGCTGTCCCGTGCGAAGATTTCACGCTTGATGGATGCCGAGACGTGGATGAACGCAAAGAAAGCAGTGGAGCTTGGATTTGCGGATTCCGTTCTCTATGCGGACGCACAGCGTCCTTTGACAGACACGGCAGACGGACTGATCTTCTCCCGCGCCGCCGTCACGAACTCTCTGCTCTCGAAATTCGGGCAGGGAACAAAAGCAAATAATGTCGATGCAGAGCCGCTCAAACGACGGCTCTTTTCTATTTCACATTAAGGAATTAACGGAGGGACAAACACATGGATAAGATCATGGCAATGCGCGAGAAGCGTGCAGAAATGTGGGAACAGGCAAAGCAGTTTCTGGATTCTCACGAAAAGGACGGGCATCTTACAGCCGAAGATGCCAAGGCGTATGAGCAGATGGAGAACGAGGTGCTTGCGCTCGGGAAGGACATCGAGCGCATGGAGCGTCAGGCGATTCTTGACGCACAGCTTGCAAAGCCCGTGACGGCGGCGATCACCAACACTCCGGGCACATCTCTCAATGCAGAAAAGACAGGGCGTGCAAGCGAGGCATATCGCGCCGCAATGCTCAAAGCTCTCCGTACGAACTTTCGGCAGGTGGAGAACGTCCTGCAGGAGGGGACGGATGCCAGCGGAGGCTATCTCGTTCCCGAGGAATATGACAAACGTCTCATCGACGTACTCAGCGAAGAGAATGTCCTGCGTCCGCTTGCGACGGTTATCACCACGAGCGGCGAACACAAGATCAACATTGCCGCCACCAAACCTGCGGCATCGTGGATCGAGGAGGGAGCTGCGCTTACCTTCGGCGACGCGACCTTTGACCAGATTGTTCTCGACGCACACAAGCTCCACGTCGCGGTCAAGGTGACGGAGGAGCTGCTCTATGATAACGCCTTCAACCTTGAGAACTACCTCATCGAGCAGTTCGGCAAGGCACTCGGCAACGCAGAGGAGGATGCTTTCCTGAATGGCGATGGGACGCACAAGCCGAAGGGGCTTCTCACCTCGGCAAAGACATCCGTCACCACGGCGGCGGCAGACATCAAGGCGGATGAACTCGTGACGCTCGTCTACAGCCTCAAGCGTCCCTACCGCAAGAATGCGGCGTTCATCGTCAACGACCAGACACTTGCCAGCATCCGCAAGCTCAAGGACGCGAACGGTGCGTATTTCTGGCAGCCGTCCTACCAGATGGGCGAACCTGATCGTCTGCTCGGCTATCCCGTCTACTCCTCGGCGTATATGCCCGCTGTCGAGGCGGGAAAGATCGTCATCGCATTCGGCGATTACTCCTACTACAACATCGGCGACCGTGGGACACGTTCCCTGCAGGAACTCAAGGAGCTGTTTGCAGGCAACGGCATGGTCGGCTACGTCATGAAGGAGCGTGTAGACGGCAAACTCGTCCTCGAGGAAGCCGTGCAGACGCTCAAGATGAAGGGCTGATGTATGGAAGCGCTGATAAATTCAGCACCAATTTGACGGACTTTAGTTTTGCGGCAAAGAGGGGAGGTGGTTCTATGCTTGTGCCGCTTGCAGCAGTCAAGCAGTACCTTAGGATTGACGGGGATGAGGAGGACGATCTCCTCACACACTTTACGGAAACGGCAGAACAGATTTGCACGGCATTACTGCGTGTGAAGAAACTGTCCAAGGTCGAAGATCAGGCAATCGTGCGCGTTGCAATCCTCTATGCCATATCCTATCTCTACGAGCACCGGGAGGAAGCGGATCACAGAGGGCTTGCACTGACACTCCGGTCTCTTCTCTTCGGTGTGCGGAAGGAGGTCTTTTAGGTGAGAGTGTCGATGAGTGAACTGCGTCACCGAATTTCCATTCTGCGACCTGTGACGGATACGGACGATGAGGGGAATATCCTCGCGCAAACAACGCAGGAAGTAGGAAAGGCGTGGGCACTCGTTCTGCCCTTTGCCGCAAAAATCTCGGACGGATATGCGGAGAAGGTGCAGGAGGTGGATCATCGTGTCGTTATCCGTTACCGTGCGGATGTACGAGTGACGGATCGTATCCGTTGGGGAGATAAAACGCTCACACCGATTGCGCCGCCGTATCCGCTCGGCGATCCCAACTATCCGCTACTGCCTAGATAACGGCTGCAGCG